ATGCTCTTGCATCTACAACTGGAATACTAAATGAAACTACTATAGATATTTTACTAGTATTAATCTTTTGTAATATACTTGCTACTGTACCTATTAATTCTACTTCTCAGACATTATAATTCTGAACTACTGTATAGTAGCTTTCTTCAGAACTAACAACATCCGAACCTTTTAAATAATTCCCATCAGCATCAACTGCTAGACGAGTTCTAACTGTCTCACTTATAATTTCTTTACCGTAAGTGGAAACGGTAACATCACACGCTTCTGTAGGCAAGTTACCTGCTACAATTTGAATTATGTGTTTGTAATTCGTATGGCTTCTAATAGGTTTATAGTTTAAATCTATTTGATTACCATTAGAATCTAATACGATTTGAATTGGTTTTAATATCATATTAAGCCTCCTAGCTCTATTTTATTTTTTATATCTCACATAGGGATAATCTGGAGTTGAAATCCAAATAAGACTCAACTCCATCCCTCTAATTCTATTTTAATCATTTAGGTTTAACTGGTTCTATCAATGTTACAGTTACTTCTAATCAATCTTTATATCATTTATCTAAGTCTAACTTCTGAGAAGGTGATAGAGTATTATATCATGCGTTNCCTCTATTTATAATAGGGAAGCATTCTCTATTTCTTCTACGTCTATAAGTACTTCTAAGATCGACATCTATAACTTTAAATATTGGTTTACCATCAACATCAGCTACTATTCTAGCTACATCTTCATCTGAAGGATATTCATTTACTTGTTTATGTAATGATTGTTCATATTCTAATGTTACTTGATATGCATTACCACTTCTATTGAAGTTTGAGAATACACCATTTTCAAAATATCTTATATCATTCTTTTTAAAGTTCATATTATAAACCTCCCATATAGTAACCAGAAGCTATGAAAGCTATTGTTCTAGAGTTTGTATTAGTTGTATAGTCATGTGTTAATGTTATTATACCCGTAAAAGGTGAACCTGTATTATATCCATCTGCATAGACAAAATCACCACCAGATCCACTTGAATCTGCACTCTTAACACCAGTTGTAACAACTAAATCACCAATAGGTTCAGCTAATGTCAATGTCGCTGTTCCTGCTGCTGATGATACTGTAACTATACCTGATATATAGACCGCATATCTTTCTAAATAAGAATCATCTAGAATAGGTATGAATACTTGTGATGCTGTTACTAAAGTCCCACCCGATATTGAACTGAATACATCAGCAAATCCTTTATATACATTACTCGATACATTTAAGAATCGCTTAGTTATATTTCAAGTATCTGTTAATCCAAATCTAACTTTAACGTAATATCTTATCGCATCAACTCATCCTGAAGATGATATCGTTGCTGTTGAGTTTGCCGCTACAGTAGGTCCAGTAGTCCAAGTTGAAGGTTCTGTTGTTGTTCATATCTTATAATAAGCTGTTTCATTACTTGTTGTGTTATTGGTTAACACTACTGTTCTGTTATCTTCATCTAATTCCATATCGTATAATTTATCAATTACTTTCATATTTGATCCATCTCAAGTGATTCTATGACCACTATAGTTACCAAATATAAATTTACCATCTGATTGTATAAATACACCAGGTGTTGTATCTGTTAAACTATCTTTATTTAATGTATGTAGTTCTCCACCAGTACCTAATATAATATCATTTGTTACTGTTAAATCGTTATTAATAGTTAAGTTATCAGCTGTTATATCACCCTTAATTGCTAATGATGTTCCGTTTCAATATAAATTATCTCCAGTCACATCACCTAATCTCATCTTACCAGTACCATCTATATAGAATCCTGTTCCTGATGTTAGTGATGACATATCAAATGTTCTTATGAACGCAGTTGTATCTGAGCTTGAAGAGCCTAATACTAATCCCTTGTTAATCGTTGCATTTTGAGCCAACAGTAAGTCTGTAGCTACTGAAGTGAATCCTGTCATTAGATCTCATTCTGATGNCACTCAANCTCCTGTAGCATTGTTATATGCTGGTTTAAGTGAATAGTAGTTTGATGAATATAGCACGACATCTTTTCTAATATCTGTTGAGTAATATATACTTGATGAAGAGAACGCTCCTCTAAATACTAGTCCAGGTCCTGCAGGTCCATCTGATCCATTCGTACCAGCCTTAGCTTTAGTTATTTTAAATACTTTAGTTAGTGTTACTGTTCCGTAAATTGCTCTTAATGTTCATGAAGCTGAATCACCAGTTCATGTATTATCATCAGTCTCTAATGTATAGATACCTGTTGATGCTCCAATAGATAATGTCATTCCATTTGAAGGATTTGTTGATGTGATTGAGAAAGTTGAACTTGTTGTTACATCTGTTAATCCATAGAACACTTTAAACGTTCCACTAAATCCTGTTGTGTTATATCCTTGACCAATACTGTTAGTTGCAAATGATCTATTTTCATCTGTTAGATATCCATTAACTGCATTGATACCTGTTGCTCCATCATATAATTTATATATGGAGAATATATCGTAGTATATATCAGTTGGATCCGTACATTTGAACATTAGTGAAGTTCTAGTTCCTCACATTGCGTTATCATATGCGTTTACATATTTTGATCCTGTCGTACCTGTAATAATTCAAGTTGCTCCATCATCGTTACTATAATATCAAATAAGTTCATTAACGACTAGGTTAAATGATGTTGCTGTTAGAGTTATTGTTGTGTATGTTGGGACTGTTTGATCTTTTAAGAACTTATAAGAATTCTTACCAGTTATCTGTACTAGTTTAGAAGGTTCTGCATCTTGTCCATCAGCACCATCAGCACCTCTGAATAAACTTCATTCATAGTCAGTATAGTTGTTTGAATCTGCTTCTGTAAAGTCAGAATATCAACCAATATATGATTCTACTCCTGTGTATGTTAATGAGAATCCTGCTGATCCTGTTGAGTTAGTGGCATAAGCATAGTGAACATATGAAGGTAATCCATTTTCTCCATCTTGTCCATCTAAACCATCTGAGCCTTTAAATAATGATCATTCATAATGGAAAAAGTAAGGTGAATCAGCTTCTATAAAGTCTGTATATCAACCAATATATGTAGCACCTGAGAATCAAGTAGTGCTGAATCCTGAGTCGCCGTTATTTGAAGTTGCATAAGCATAGTGAACATATGAAGGTAATCCATTAGTTCCATCAGTACCATTAGCCCCATCTGCACCTTTGAATAGACTTCATTCATAATCTAAATAGTTATTTGAATCTGCTTCTGTAGCATCTGTATACCAACCAACATATTGTTCTGTTCCTGTATATACAGTTGAGAATCCTGTTGATCCATCTGCTGAAGTTGCATAAGCGTAGTGTATATAAGCAGATATACCGTTAGTTCCATCTGTACCGTCGATACCGTCTGAGCCTTTAAATAGACTTCATTCATAATCTGAATATAAAGTTGAATCAGCTTCTGTAAAATCTGTGTATCAACCAACATAAGTAGCTCCTGAGAATCAAGAAGTGTTGAAGTCAGTTTGACCATTTGATGAAGATGAATAAGCATAGTGAACATATGAAGGTAATCCATTTGTTCCATCAATACCATTAGCCCCATCTGCACCTTTAAATAGACTTCATTCATAGTCTAAATAATCTTGAGAGTCTGCTTCTGTAAAATCTGTGTATCAACCAACATAGTTCGCACCTGAGAATCAAGTAGTGCTAAAGTTAGTTTGACCATTAGCTGATGTTGAATAAGCATAATGTATATATGCTGATAGACCATTAGAACCGTCAGCACCATCTAAACCATCAGCACCTTTGAATAAAGATCATTCATAGTCAGTATAAGTGTTTGAATCGGCCACTGTAAAGTCTGTATATCAACCAACATAAGTAGCTCCTGAGAATCAAGTAGTGCTAAAGTTAGTTTGACCATTAGCTGATGTTGAATAGGCATAATGTATATATGCTGATAAACCATTAGTTCCATCTGCTCCATCAATACCATCCGCACCTTTAAATAAACTTCATTTATAATCTGAATATAATGTTGAGTCTGCTAATATAAAATCTGAGTAAGTACCAATATATAATGCTCCTGTGAAAGGAGTAGTTGAAAATCCTGTTTGACCATTAGCTGAAGTTGCATAAGCAAAATGGACATAAGCGTTTAATCCATCAGCACCATCTTCCCCTGCAGGTCCTTGAATAGGTCCAGCATTAGTTCAACTTGAACCATTTCAAACATAACCATTACCATCTGCTAACACGGTGTATAAATCACCGACATCGGCACCAGTAGGTAAATCTCCTGTTGTATCAACTGAACCTTTTAGTACTACTGAAGTACCGTCTGCACCATCTAAACCATCAGCACCCTTGAATAATGCCCATGTATAAACACTAGGCGATCCAGAGTCTGTTGGATTTGTATCAGTGTAAGTACCAATATAGTTTTTATTTGTTGGATCTGTTGTAGAGAAGTTTAAAGTTCCTGTTGAGTTTGCTGCATAAGCTATATGTAAATAATATTGTAAACCATTTGTTCCATCAATACCAGCAGGACCAACAATCTTAGTCCAACTATAATCAGCTGGATTTGTTGAATCTGTCGCTATTGTATTTGTATATTGACCAATATATGTTTTATTAACCGAATCTGTTGTAGAGAATCCTGTTGATCCATCTGCTGCTGTAGCATAGGCGATATGTAAATAAGCACTAGTTCCATCAACACCGTCAGAACCATCTGCTCCATCAGCACCTCTAACCAATGTTCAATTATAATCTGAAGGAACAACTGAGCTAACTGGATTTGAATTTGTATATGTACCGATATAATATTTATAAGTTCCCGGTACGACATAAGTTGCAAAACCGTCTGATCCATCTGCTGAGTTAGCATAAGCGATATGTAAATAAGCACTAATACCGTCTGTTCCATCTGTACCATTAGCTCCATCAGCACCTTTAATTAAAGACCAAGTATAACTTGTATATACTTCTGAATCGGCCTCTATAGAATTTGTATAGACACCAATGTATGTCTTTCCTGTTGATACTGTAGTTGAGAAATCTGTTGCTCCATTTGCTGAATTAGCATAAGCGATATGTAAATAAGAATTAATACCATCTGCTCCATCAGTTCCATCTGCTCCATCAGAACCCTTCATTAGTGTTCAATCATAATCATCTGGATTAACTGAACTAACTGGATATGAATCTGTATATATACCTATATAGCTTCTTTGAGAACCGACTGGATATGAATTAGCAAAATCTCTCCAACCATCTGCTGAGTTAGCGTAAGCTGTATGTAGATAAGAACTAATACCATTTGTTCCATCTGTACCATTAGCTCCATCAGCACCTTTAATTAATGTTCATTTATAATCAGCTGGATCTGTTGAGTCTGTTGCTATAGCATTTGTATATGTTCCGATATATGTTTTATTAACTGAATCTGTTATTGAGAATCCTGATGTTCCTGTTGAATTTGTTGCATAAGCGACATGAAGATAGGCTGATATACCATTTGTTCCATCTGTACCATTTACGCCATCCACACCCTTCATAAGAGCTCATTTATATTTTGTAGGATCAGTTGAGTCTGAAGCTATAAAGTCTCTATATGTACCGATATGTGTTTTACCAACTGCGGTTGTTAAGGAGAATCCTGCTGTTCCGGTTATATTAGTAGCATAAGCGATATGTAAATATGAACTTAAACCATTAGTTCCATCAGTACCAGGTAGGCCTCTAATGACACCCATATTTCTTCATTGTGTTCCAGTCCATGTTCATAATTCTTCTGTCTCTGTAATTCTATATGAATCATTTCTAGAAGGATTTGATATTAAACTTAGACTTGATAGTAATGGTAACGTTCCAACAAATCTAAATGGTAATCCATCACTACCGTTAAAATAGTCCACACCCAATATAGGAGTGTATCCATCTTGTCCATCAGCACCATCAGCACCATCTTGACCAGGATCACCTTTTAATTCTTCTAGTAGAGCTGGATCTGTTATAGTACCAGATTGGATCGTTCCTCTTAAATATAAATTAGTACCATCTCATGATATACCAGGACCTGTTGCAGAACCTATTAATATAACATCATCTGATGCATAAAATCCTGAATCATCATAAGGAGATACAGCATTAGGTGTTCTTAACACTTCTGCATCTAATTCTGGTAATCCTTTAACTAAATCTTGTATCTTGACATTCTTACCATCCACACCACGTTCTAAATATATAACGTCAGTTGGGACTGGTTGAGTTTCATCTTCATAATTTAAATCTAATCCATTTCTAATATATAGATTATCAGCATATGAACCTCCACCATCTCCAGTTAATATAGCAGCCTCTAATCCTGCTATTCTATCTATAATCATTTCAGTAGTATCTAATCTAATAGATTCTATTCTCTGTCCAAATATAGCAGCATCTACACCGAATTCTGTTGATGATGATGTTAATCTTGTTTCATAAGCANTTCCTTTAATTCATTCTCCATTAGTATAGATAGCTAAATCTCCTAATGTATATTCTAAATTAGATACGTCTGAATAGTANTCTAAATAATCACATCTATAGAAATCTCCTTCTGTTGCTGTTAATGGAAGATCTCCTTTAGTTATTGATTTTCTACTACCAAATGTTCCAATGTATGTTCCTGTTTCTTCTATTGATAAGTTCCTAAAACTTCTAAAAGTAACGCTGACATTAACTGTACCTGAGTGTCATTTAGATATAGCAGCTAATGCTAAATCTTCTATAGGTACTAATCAAACATTTCAATCTTTAATTGCTTGATAGTATTCTTTAGATGAACTCACAACATCACGACCTTTAAGAGGGACATTTGAATCATCCCTCTGTAGAGTCATATACTGTGTATAATCTGATATCCTTGCATTTCTTAAATAAAAGTTAATAGAGACAGAATCATTATCTGGAAACGGTGCTACTACTTGTATATAGTTAGTGAACTGACTTGTAGCAGTTATATAACCGTTTATTTTATCCACTATTGATCCGTTAAGACCAATGATTAATTGCCCTATATTTGATGCCATCTTTCTCACCTCTTATTCTAATGGTTTAGTATTATCTTTTAGATTTTTCTTTGGTATAAATCAAACAGTTTCAGTTGTATATGCACGATCTATTTCTCATGGTGCTATATCTTCTTTAACCGCATAGATTAATTCTTTTGTATTTGTTTCATATACAACATATCCATTGAATCTTAGATCTGCTGGTATAGGAACATTAACATATTTAATTCCATAGATTTGATTAGTTGAATCATATTGATATGTTCCTTCTAATAGATCTATTTGTCTAACTCGTTTTGTGTTTAATGTTGTTTCATTGACTGAAGGGAAGTAATCACTATCTAATAGTGCAAAACTGACCTCTACGTCGTCTTTTCTTCTAACTAGACCATTATACTTGGCTATGCCTGGAAATGTTCTTATAGTGGAAGAATTGTCTGTTATGAAAGGGAATTCTATGTTGACTCCGTATTTCTCTCTAGCATCTTTTTCAACTACCATGTTTAAAGTTAATATATCTGTTCCAGTTGTTGGTTGTTGATTGAATTCTGGAAATCTATCTGCATCTGTTTGACTATTGTTAATATATCCATTTGGATACATAATCGTTTGAATAGAATATAATTGACCGAAGTCATTTGTGTATTGTAGATGTTGTTGTAATTTAACATCTATCGAATTGATAACTCTATCAGTTATTTGAGCACCTGCTGAGTAGTTTGTTTCAAATTCTCATTGTAAGTTAACTGTCGTTCCTATTGTATAAGCATTTATAGGCATATCAAAATAACTATATGTTTCATCATCTTTATTTTTGATAACTCCTATTTTACCATAAGATGCTGGAGCTAGTGTAGATCCAATCATATTACAGAAGTTTTGAGTTAACATCTTATTACCATATTCACTCAATACATTATATCCTTTTGGTAATACATTATTGATATTCTTAGTTAGGACTATGAAGTTTGTATATTTATCCTGTCTATGAACTACATCCGTATTAGGAATTTCAAATGCTCTATATTGTGAATTTCTAGATATGTAATCTGATTGATTAATAAAATCTCTAGATAATTGTAATGTATACATGATTAATTTATTATGTAGATTAAGATCTCTAGCACTAACAACTAAATCATTATATGTTCTAAAACCTAACTTAGGTATCTCACCGTAATTGTCTGTGTCTCCTGATACTGTATATTGTAAATTACCTTGTCTGTTTAAAGTAGTTAATACATATTTTCCAAGGTTATCAGTATCGTTTAACTTATCTTGTTCATTAATAAAATCTGTTAAGAAAGAATCTGAGTTAAATGAATCATGTTTATATATTGTTGTTCTTGCATTTGTTAAAGGTACATATTCAACTCTATATAATATTCCTTCATAGTTGTTATGTGGACCTGAATCAATAGCTGCTTCTGGATCACTATCAAATAATTCTGCTAATCCACCTTGTATATAGACATCTCATCCAATATAATCAGTTGATAATAATTCAGCACATTCAGCCATAATAGTTTCTAATAATGTTCTAGGTGCTACTTTAGAGCCAACTATATCTGATACTGTTAAAGTTTTATATCCTAACCCTTTAATTAGATTTGATCCTTGTGAATAATATATATGATTACCTTTTGTTCTTAATCCTCTTCTAGCTGAGTCTGTATTAGCTGTTGTATCTGGATATGTATTCCACTCATTATCAGTAACCACTCTTGAAGATATATCCCAATAGGAGTTAAATGATTCTGGATCACCAACGTTACCATATATTATTTTAGTTGAGCTTCCGTTAACTATCTTAACTGATACACCTCTTATATATAATTTGTAAATCTTTTGTATCAATTGTCTTGTTTTAAATACTGCGTTATCATCAGATAACTCTCCTACGAGCTCATCAGAGGTTCTTACAGACCCTCAACCGTTTTCATAAGGTTCTACCTTAGCATTTAATAAAACGTCTTCCTCGACTAAATTAGATGCGTTTAATTCTAATCCATCAACATGTTCATTCGAACTATATGCTAATGTTTCATCATCAAACATATCTATATCATAATACATATCAGGAATATCATCTAGATATCTAAATGTAATTGTTCTGAAATCGTCCTTTATTTCTGGTACTGCGTTCTGAGTATTCGCTATTTTTTCTAATGCATCCCAAACTTTATAGTTGTTAAATGTAAACTCAGGACTTTTCTTACCTGCTAATTTAGCCTGTATAACTGGATCTAATCTATAATCTGTTGTATTCTCTGTATCGTTTATATCTCTTGAGTTTAATGATCTTATACACTTATCTGCTAATTCATCTAAATATATAAATGCTTCTGCTTCTCCTGAACCACCACCTAATGAAAAATATGTAATGACTTCTATTTCATCTTCATATTCTTTATCTGGCAATAATACTGAGCCTACTGCTAAGCCTTCCCATATCCATTTATCTAATGTTCTTAATTTAACTGTAACTGTTTGATTTGATAATGATGCTGGTATATTTACATGCATAGCTGGCTTATATACTTCTGGTGTGTCTGGAATTATATCCCTAACTATATTGTATCATTTGCCATCTAGATGAGCTGTAGTTGCTGGTATATAGAATTCTTCAGCTGTGAAGAAAACATTATTCACATATACTTCTGCTCTTAAAGTCACATCACCACTTACATAATTATAATTTCACCATAATCCTTCTAGATCAAAGAAAGGTGCTTTTCTATCATATTGAAAGTTTTGAATATCAAATGAAACTAATAGCTCACCATTGATACCTGCTTTTAAAACATTTCCATCTACATATGATGTATTTCTAGAATTTGATTGTAAATTTAAAGTAGGATATACTAATGTGTTCTTTATTATTTGTTTATCTAATGTTTTATAATCTGAAATATATAGAGAAGTAAATTGAATTGATTTTGGTTGTGTAACTGTAATGTCAGGAATTGTTTTTCTCTGTAGTATTCTAGTTGCTTCAACCAATTGAATATTATGTTTATATAATCTTGGTTCAGTTTTCTTTACCATTTCTCTAGTACAGTCAGCTGTATAAAATCTAAATATATCTGTACCTATTGTTATCCTAACTGGTATCCATGGTTTAATTGCTAAACTCAAATCTATACCAGTAAACTTATCTGCTCTTATATGAGCAAATGAAAATGATGCTATATCAAATGTCTTGTCTAATCTATCTCCTATGGTAGCGTTTGTCTCGACCTGAGCAGATACATCATTTCAAGTATCATTAAAATACATTTCATATTTATATGTAATCATACTAGAACCTTCTTTCTGCCACTGTCTTCACTAGATTTCTTTGTAGTAATTGCGAAGTCATTTGACTCTTTTTAATATCGAATATTTCTTTTCTATTTGTTTGAGCTAATTGATAAGCTTTCATTGCTATCATTGCTGCTCCTGCTGCTGGGTTGATAACGAACCCAATTGCAACTTGTGATGCTGTACTCATGCCTTGTGCTGTTCTACCTTGCATAGCTGCAGCATGTGTTGCTCCTGACATTTCATATCCAGCTTTTTGATAGTTAGAATACATTGAGAAAGCTTGAGTTCCAACTGCTAATGTACTCGTTATACCTGTTGCTACTTGTTTTGATGTTGGTTTAGGGATTGATCTTTTAGTAGGAACCATATCCATTCTCTTTGGAGCATCATATCCAAACATCTCTTTCATATCTTTTTCAGTCTTTAATTGTTCTGATGTTTTCTTTGTCTTAGGATAAATATTCTTTAGAATATCATCCCCTTTTAAAGTTCTTTCTTTCTCAGATGATAAAGCTAATTTACCACCTAATCCACCAGCAGCTAGACTACCTCCAGCTGCGTTACTTTTATTACCTGACTCTAATGAGCCTTCTTTTCCATTAGCTGTTCCTGAGATCTCTACTCTTAGTACTGTGATGTCTGCCATATTATATGTCACCATCCAATTCTGTAAATACTAATTGAATACTATCTATCGGATTGTTATTAAACTTATATGAACCTCCTTGTAACAATACTTCATAGCTGGCTGTTATAGAGCCTTTTATTAGCTGTATAATGTGTGGAGTCTCAAATGTTTGATTAAGCACGTTAGAAAGCAATTCCTGCGTCTTAGTGTTAGTTTCATCTGATATGTCTAATGACATAATTATTGCGTAACCAGTTCCAAGAAATGCTGATGCACTTTTATCACTGTTAATCTTTATATCAGTATCTAACTGAGCAGTCGTACTGATATCGAAATCAATAAGAGGAACTTCAACACCATCTATAGTAAGTGTTACTGTAGGTGATATTCTCTCAAATACTACTATGAAATCTAATACTTTTGGTTTGATATCTGAAAATGTTCCTGTAGATATCTTAACGTTATATGTAAATGTTTCATCTAATGCTGTATCATAATAAGTTAATACGTGTGATTTATTATATACTCTACTATATAATTCCTTATATAGATTCTTAATTACTTCTGAAGTTGATATATATGGCAATGTTAATACAGGCGTAAATGGTTTTGTATTAATGCTATTAATTGTTTGTCCTGTTGTATTGATCGCTTGTGATTGAATTGAATCTATATTTGTTCCTCAATCAAATGATATATATGGCATTACTTCTCCATCGATAGTAACAACTATATCATAACTAGTCATAATACCATCTAGGAAGGTTCAGGAGAATCCTCCGTTACCTATTACTCTTTTTCTTAGTGAACCATCTTGTGGTTCTATTTCGACACCAAATGACACGTCTGTAGTTTCTTTAGTTACTCTGAAACTAGTTATCATCACTGATTTATTTATCGTATTTTCGTCAACCGTATAAGCCTTAATTACTTTCTCTAAGTCTTGTAACTGGTCTGCATATCCGTATATAGCCAATGTATATTTTTCTTCATATCTTAGATAATCGGCTGGATATTCATAATGGTCTATTCTGGAGATAATAACAGGGGTGAAGTCTTGATAATCGTCTAGCTCATATTCAGCCTTCTGCATTCTTTCATACTCTTGATAATCAGCGGTGACATTAAAAACGATCTTGTCATCTATTTCTTCTGCATCAAATAATTCTATAGCTTTAGCATTTAATTGTAATTCAACTAATACTGCTATATCTGCTGGTGTTAACATTTTACTCATTCTTATTCACCCCTTTGTGTGTTATTTTTCCATTTAATTTAAATTTTGTTACTTTTATAAATTCTTCTGCTGCTTCTTCTGTTCATCCTTCATTAGGATTCTCTCTACCGTTTCAATGTCCATGTATCCACGGTTCTATTGTATATGGTGCATATGGTGCTTGTCCCACATCAATATATATTTCAAATCCACCATTAGGTAGATCTCTTACTCTAACTGAGTTTTGTAAGTTATGTGTCCTTACTGGTGCTGATAATTTAATCGTTCTCAATGCATCTGCCTTCAACTGATCTATTAATGAGTTGAATCTTTTTTTATCCATAAGCTTATTCCAATGTTATGATTTTCATCGTAACGTTTTCTTCATCATTAGGATAAAGAAATGTTCTTCTATAATTCTTATCAGAGTCTGTTGAAGTTGCTATAGAAACAATTGTATATCTTTTTCTATCGTCTGTTCCAAATCTAATTATATCACCTGCTTTAAAAGGTAATTGTGCACTAGATTGAATCTTATATTGAGTAAACTTATCTGTCTTTACACCTGGGATAGGATATGAATACCCTTTCTCATTAGTGTGTTGAGCAAAGTTGAAATTGATAGAACCAGCATATTGGATTTGTTCTTCTAACTTACGTGGTATTAATCTTTCAATGTATTCAGCTGTTTCCGGCTGTTTGCTTGCTCTCGTATCTCTATTCGACATTAGTAAGTACCATCATATCTTTCTGCATCAGTCAAATGGAAATTATATCTTTGTGTAGATAATCTTGAACTAGCCAAGAAATCCTCTGCTGCTTTACCTATCGTAGATTTAATACCATACTCGTCAGTTGTTTCATACATTGAAATCCATCCACCATCTACAAACCCAGCCATAAATATTTCTGCTTGATATAGTAATACTTGTTGTAGATAATCGTTATCTTTAGCAACAAAGTACTCTAGTATATCTCTAGTCTTTCTTAATAGTTTATTCATAAGAAATGATTTTGATACTCTTGATACCAATTTAATTTGTGATTTAGCTTTCTCGTCTGAGCCTGCTTTATCAGCTAAATTATATCCAGTTAATTCCTCAATATATTCTTGAGTTAATTCTGGCCAATGTGTTTTGAAATTTCAGGTATATTCATCCGTACCTGATAATCCCAATTCCTTAATAGGAAATGTAAAATCCTTATTTAACATGTTAATGCCTCCGATTTAATTAAAATAAAGGGGAGGGTATATTCCATCCCTACCCCTTTATATTATATTTTTAATACTAAGCCGCTGATTTGTCGACTTGAACTAATGTAGGTCTTAAAATACCATAGTTATAAGCCATACGACCATCTACAGCCCATGCACCGATAGTACCATTACCTCTTGGAACTTCGATTAATTCGATTGGTTCGATTTGTTCGTAGTTACCACCAAATGCGTCTGAGTGAACAGCGATCATATTAGTGCCTACAGGTAAGTATAGACTTAATAGAACAGTGAAACCTGCGAAAGCACCGATAGTTTTGAAACCACCAACTTGGATAGCATCACCGAAAGCTGTTTGTAATACTGCAGCTTGTTCGATTAGACTTGCCATTGCTGGACTAACTAATAGATATCTACCGTCGATAGGAGCTTTTGCTAAATTCATAGCTTTTTCTAATTCTAAAATACGAGTCTTAACTAATGCACCAGTATCAGGAAGATCTGTTGCTGCTGCAAATGCTTGTGTACCACTTGTTGCTAATAGAGTTAATACATCTTTATCAACTTGTACTGAAGCTGCTTGAAGAGCTTTGATAACTAGTTGATCGATATGATCTACTGGATTATAAACTTTTCTTAATTGATTCTTGTCAATAACTTTATAGATAGCTTTATCTTTAGGGTTATTGATTTCTACATAAGCACCTTCTGGGTCAGTTGCTGTAGCTGGAGTACCAGGAACATAATCGACCATTGCTTCATCACCAGCAACCCATACTTTAAATGAGTCTGTTGGATTTTGAAATTCTCTAATACCTAATTTAGGAAGTACTAANCTTTCCTCTAAAATTCTTGCTGCTAATTCTGCATAACTNGATGCCTTGATTGCGTTGTTTGCCATAATAATTTACCTCTTTCTTTTTTCTATTTTTTTTTATTTTTTAAATATCTGGCTAGAGCTTCATCTACTACTACATGTGCTCCATCTTCTGGATTAAGCTGTGTTCCTATAACTACTTCAGTCTTACCTTTTGGTTTACTGAACGTGTCACCATACTTAGCTTTGACTGCTTCTAATCCTTCTCGGATAGATTGTCCTTCAGTCATATTGATCTTTGCTAATGCTAATGCATCACTTAATTTATCTTCTGCTATTCCTAACTGTAAAGCTGCTATTTGAGCTTGATAAGATTCTTCTTTTGTTTTATACTCATTCTCTTTCTCTTTTAAAGAGTTTAATTGATCTTGAAGTTTTTCTTGTTCTGTTTTGTTAGCTTCTTGAAATTTTTTAAATGCTGCTAAGCCTTCTGCTGAATATAGATTAACTCCATACTCTTTACTCATCTCTCTAAGTATTTGATTCTTATCTAATACTTTAGGAGTTTCTTTTACTACTTCCTGAATTGGTTCTACTGTTTCAGTTACAGTTTCGATAATTAAATCTTTTTCATTATCCATTATTTAATGCCTCCGGTTTATAGTCTGTCTGACTTATTTTAATTTGCTGTCATGTTATAGACTTACATTTGTCTGATATTATCTATGATATTAATTGGAAGTATTTCTACTCCTGTTATATCATTTAAAATTGATATTGCTAATATAGGTTTTAATATATTAGGTTTCTTTATAACATCTCGTGAATCCAATACCTGTGGTGATTCCACTTTAATTGCCTCTGTCTCGATGTTTTCGAATAACTCCTCATCTGATATAGGGTAATCAGATTCAAGTGGCATAGAACCGATTTTCTGATAGTTAACATTCTTTCTTCTTAGGTTAACTCAGACTCAATGACCCTTAGAATTAGATGTTAATATATTGCTAATCTTATTACCTTGTTTGAAGTATCGATAAATGCTTCCATTATGGAATCTAATTATAAGATCATCCTCGTCTACGCCTATAGCACTGACATTTGAGCTCAATACTCATTGCATGCCTTTATTAGCTAGTAGAATCTTTTCTTCTGAGGAAGGTCTATATCTTCTATACTCTCTACCTTTATCTTCTAATAGAACCTTTTTATTTGTGACATTATCTATATATTTCATATACTATCACCTATTCTTCTAGTTCGTCAATCTCATCTTCATCTAGATCTTCTTCAATAGGTTCTTCTTTCTCAACTTCTTGTTCTATTTCTTCATCAACTTTAACTTCATTGACAATGTTAAAGTATTCTGCTTCTTTAGGAGTTAATGACATTCCTTTTTCAATCTTACTATTAATCTTCAATGTTAATTTTTCATCATCAGATAAATCTTCATGGACATAATCAATAGCAGTTGCTAAATCATATACTCCTGATGTTAATCCCATTGATGTTTCTCTAACTCTATCTTCTTTAGATTTGATAATGTAATCATTGAATTTAAATGTTACTGTTGAAGGTTTAATGTTAGTTGATAATACTCCATCTTTTGATTGAACTAATGATTTGAATATTTGATATAGATCATAACCAACTGATAACATTTCTGATATTGCTGGTTCTTGAATCTTATTCTTAACATTTCTAGTTCTTATAGATACTTTTTCTTTTTCTTGTTGAGATTGAGCTGTTGCATCTAATGCTTCTAATCCTGTTAATCCAAATGTTAATGGAGATAGTCCTGCATTATTTAGTACAATCATGTAATTTCTTTTAATAGCATTTTCTGATTTCTCAGAATCTAGATCACCCTGTCTATATTCAATCTTATCATCAGCATCTTGTCCAATACCACCTTTAACAATTAAATGTGTTGATCTTAGGAAGCTTGGATATAATCCATCTCCAGCAGAATCAAACTCACCCATTGTATCCGGCATATATTTAACCAATCTACCATCTCTTAATTCTTGTGATCATGTTGAATAAGCTTCATCTAAGAAGTTTAATGCTCCATATGAACCTGTGAAGTCTGANTCACCATATAANCTATCTGGGAACTGACTATTAATTGCTTTATTAGGAACATACTTAGATAACTTTTTAAAATATCCTTTTAGATGAATATCCTTTAAATTCATTGTATCTGATAGTTCTGATAAATTACAAGGNTCNCATGAGTTATTCTTATTTAAATTATCTGACTTATATAGTTGATAAGTAATATAAGATCCTTCACTATCGACACCATATCTTTCCTCTAATTTATAATTGAATTCTTCTCTATAGAAGAACTTAGTAAATATATCCTCAACTATTCTACCTGCTATTGCCTTGTAATGATAATTCATTGGAGAATATACTTCTAATATAGGAGTATCAAACTCAGGATGAATAGACCATTTAAATGCGAATCCACCTGCTCATGATTGTGTTCTGAATCCTTTGAACAATTGAGCGTATAGGTTGTTCTCTATAGCTAAGTAATCTAAATCTTTATATGCTTGTGAGTTTTCATCCTCATCACCATTGGCTAATTGAATACTATAATTGTATCCATTACCCATACATAATGAAGCCATTGTAGACGGTATCTTAGCTGCTACTCCAGTTGAGTATCTTACAGCATTTTCGACACCTTCTTCATTATCTATAAATAGTTTAGCATATCACCAATTTGATTCCACTGTTCTTTCTATACCTGTCTTACTTGTACCACGTCTTGCTGGTAAACCGTTTGTTGATCTATATCTAGAATATAATTTGAATAGTGAGGCTGGATCTGATTTGGATCACGCAAAGTTCTCATTCAATCTATCTATATATTCTTGGAGTTGATTCTCTCCAAAATTTATTACACTTAATAGTGGATCATATTGCATTGCATCACCTCATTTTTCTTTTCTTTCTAAATATCATTTATCCATTTTATTACTGAATCTTTTCTGATTTCAACTTTTAAATCCGTCGAACATTGGATCACCTCCTTAACTGTTATTCTTTAATTGATAGCATTCTGCTCAGGAAGGGACTCATTGCATATTCAACTGAGTCTACAAAGTCTTTATGTTTGTGAAATCCAAATACTCTACAGTCTGGTCTAGTTCTATCCTTGTGTCATACAGCTGCCATGAATCCTTCATATACATCTATTATCTTATCTGATATGATTATTCTGCCATCTGCGAATAGTTTCTGTCCAGCTATACATCTCTGTAGTATTTTATATTTAAACAGTTCTCCTGTTTTAATACCTATCGTAGATAATTTTGGGTTTAATTCGTCTCTTACTATTGATCCTCCACCGGCATAATCGAAAAATGCTCCATGAACATCTAATCGAGTATATGGTTTCCATCATTGAACAAAAGCTTCTCACATCGCTGTCGTTCCTACTTTGTTTATTTCTAATTTATCTATTACTATTGCTTTATTATAGTTGGCTGTGAATCCAACTAATGTGAATACTGTAAAGTCTGCTGACCCTACGTCTATTCCTAATGTGTATTTAACTATTTGATATGTTTCTCAAATTGAATCATATGCTATTGTGTTCCTATCATATGTCATGTGAGGAGCAAATATAGCACCTTCTCTGACACCACGTCCACCAAGTACCATTGTTAATCATTCGTGAGTTCCTTCATTATAACCAGACTTAATTGAAGCTATTCTGGATTTGGTTAATATAGGATTATCTCTGAATCCAAAATGATAATATCTTCAGTTCTTCTCAGCTTTAGCTCTTAATAGTTCAGTGTATATCTTAGCTGTTACTTCTTCTTTTAACATCTCTTCTTTATACATTGGTAATGGTCTACACTTATTCAAATGTTTAGTATAACATTCTTTAGCTGGATCATCTCCATTTGAGTTAGCATATAAGAAACTTCATGGTAATGCTAATGCACGACCAAAGGCTTCATTTAAAAATGTATCATGTGCTAAGTTTACTTCTTCTAATAACATTCCACTAATGTTAGCTCCACGGATCTTTGTCCATGATGTAGCTAATGTATATCCAATGAAGTATAGATGTTTAATTCCATGTAGTCCTTGGATATTGATCATATATTCACCAGGTTTGTATTCACATAACTGTTTGAACATATGGTAGAAAGAGTTTTCATCATTGATTAGGAATTGTTTCAATCTATCTAATGATACAGCTCCTATAAAGTATTCTGTTTGATCTGCTTCTGAAAGAAACATCTTTTTGAAAAACTTAACCCCAAGTAAATATGACTTGCCAGTTCTTGTACTTCCCTCAGTAAATATTACATTTGCTGGGTCTTGTAATAGGTAAGATCCTTTTTGAGACAATCTTAATTTGGCTAATTGAGTGGATACATATTTTTCTTTATTGTTATTCATCATCATTATCATCCACAGAGTCAAATTGACTTGTATCGATACCTTTTTCTCCAATTGTCTTCAACGTATCTGCTATAGCTTTTAACTGTTCTATGTTTACTTCAGTTGTTACTTGGAAGTTATTTGATAATATCTCTCTAGCTCTTGGATCTAATAATTTCAATATCATTGCTTGTGCAGTTGGATTACCTAATACTACTTTCTTAGGTGTTATCTTATTGGGTAATATTTCTCTTTTGGTGAGGATCATTTTACCTGTTCTCTTATCAAGTTCTCAAATTTCTTTGAATTGTTCCTCAATTAGTTCAGGTATTTCATATCCTCAAGCAGTTCTATATATTGAATCATAGGTTTTATTTATATTTATTGACGGTCTGTTTTTTAATATATCTGATAATTCTGGATATTTTTGGATATATTCATATCAAGTTGATGTTTTTACGTCTAATCTCTCACACATTATCTTATGTGTGTCACCGTCTCTTACTCATTGTTTTATTTCTTCTAAATGTGGTTCTACTTTAATGTAATAATTAGATTTTCTACCAGCATTAGATTTCGACTTAGTATTTGTTTTTTTCTTTTCCATGTTTATCACCTCGCTGTAAGTAGCTAACTATACCAGATTATACTCCTGTAGAGTTTACTTATACTATACTTATTTTTAATTCTTCTACATCTAAAAGTAAATTACTTCTAAATTCTTTCATTTTATATTCTGATATTACATCGGAGTATTTATCCAATCATTTCTGATAATCTCCAAATATATCCTTTGGTTCAAATTCTATTAACTTCTCATGATACATTTCATGATATGATTTCAACATTGGAACAATTGGAATTATTCCTGCCATGTGATCTCTAATGACTTGATCAGCTATTTGAAAAGTTGAATATCCATCTTCGGTATCTGTTAGTTTATTTAACATTGATAATCCTGTAATGTAAACGATATCATATAAGAATATCACATGATGAATCTCTAATGTCAAATTATATTCATATGAATCATATCCAGTGAATACATCTGAGCTTTGTTCTTGTTTAGCTTTCATATAGTAGCATCAAGCTCTATATTCTCTACTTTGTCTAACTACTCTTTCGATATCGTTTATAAAATAAACTAATTGATCCTCTGTTGATATTGTAAACAATTCCATGGGTTCATCTGTCAATAGTAGTAATTCTAACATTACATCTTTTTTAGCTGCCATTGTAATCACTCCTATCTAATTTAGATTCTAAGAGTGTTTCATTAAGGTAGACTATCATTATTAGCCATGTGTACTAAAAGTGTCTTAGAATCGATTTGTGTGCGTTTAGCGTTATGTTTGGTGGACCTACGGGGTTACGATCCCCGGACTATAGATTGCAAGTCTATGATTTTCCCG